GGAGGACGTAGCGGCCCTTGCCCTACTCGCTGGCTGCGAAGGTATCAGCGTTGCTGACGCCTACGTGCAAGCCGATCAATTGACCTACGACGCAATCGCGCCGTCTTACCGCGCCTACGTGGAAGCTGACGAGAAGCTGGACGCTGCCAGCAAGCAGTCACGTATGCGCCTCCTCGAAACCTGGCAGCTTCGCATTGAAGCCAACACCAAGAAGAAGTGAGCGACATGACTCCCAACGTGCAAGAGCTTGCGGACAAGCTGAAGGCGTCCGTTACCGACCCTGGCAAGCAAGATATGCTGGCGGCTATCGCTGCTGACTCCAGCCGCATCGCGGTCCTCGCCTTGACCAACCCTCACGCCGCCGAAGAGGAAGTCGCAATCGTCAAGGCAACGCTAGCCAACATCGGCCAAGCCGAAGCGGCGAACGCCGTTCAAGCGGTTACCGAGTGGGTGACTGATGCCGTTAGCCGCGTGATGAGTAAAGCATTGCCGGTCTAATGGGCACCATTGGCAGATAAACCTGAACTAGAACCCGGCTACCGAGGTTACGTAGCCGGGGTTCTCGACTGCGACGGCTCTATATGGATTAGTGCCGATCGCGGTGGTGCCTATCCACGCCATGCGCTTCGCGTCAACGTGACGAACACGAGGCGCGGCTTGCCCCAATGGTTTGCTGAGCACTTTGGAGGGCAGTGTCAGCACTACCCTAAGAAGAAGGCGCAGTGGCGCGACGAATACCGATGGCAAGTTAGCGGTTTAACTGCCCTGCCTGTGTTGCAAGTGTGTCTGCCTTACCTGATAATTAAACGTAAGCAGGCACTGTTAGCCTTGGAGTTTGCCAGCACTATCATCCCTGGCTCCAAAGCAATACCTGAGTCTTACCGTCAACTGCGCGCCGACATCTATGCGCAGATGACGTCACTAAACAAGAAAGGTCCAGCATGATTGTGCTCGGCGTAGACCCTGGTTATCGCAATCTCGGTCTGTCTATTGTGCGCGTTTCGGAAGACGGCAAAGCCGCCAAGGTGCTGCACTCAGAGAACATGTCGGTCGGTAAAGCCACTGCACCGATGGCGTTTACTAAGTTCCTTTGGCCTAAGCTTGAGCATTTAAACGCTGAGCACGGGCCGATCGAGGCGGTAGCGAGCGAGACGCCGCCGTTCATCATGGGGCAGATCAAGACTACCGCCTTTCTTTGGGCGGTGTCTTCAATCATCGTGGCTTGGGCGCACACTAACGGTGTGACTTTCCGACACGCTTCGCCGCTGTCGCTGAAGAAGGCGGTATGTCGAGTGGCGGGTCGTAAGTGGAACCGCAAGTTCATCCCAAAGAAGGGTGAAGTCCGGGAGGTTGTGCAGGGCATCACGGCTGAGAGCGGGCGCACATCACACGAAAACGACGCGACGCTGGCTGCCTTGCTCATGTTTAGCAGGACTATCCCGGATGACTAAGCTACGCATTCAGAGTAGGGCAAGCCGCCTACGCTACCGTGACGTAGCTATCACTACTTTTGAAGTGCGGTCTATCTCTTTAAACGACCTGCACTGCCCGGTGCGTGACGTCCCGACCTTTGCTAGTGGAGTAGCGGACTCCATTCGAGAGCAGGGGCTTGCGAACCCTATCGTTGTAGTGCGAGGTCCACGCGAAGACTTGGCCCGCGAACTAGAGAGTTTAAATGGGAGGCCAGCCTCGCTGCCCCCGGACCCTGTAGTCAACGTAGTCTACGGGGGCACCAATCGAGTCACGGCAGCCAGGATGATGGGCTACACACATGTAGACTGCGTTCTGCTACCATCGTTTGAGCTAGCTCTGCGCGTTCAGGAGCAGCAACGAAACACCTACAATGGAACAACGGCAACACAAGCAGGGAGCTAAGGGCTTGGAGAAGCTCGACTCCATCGAGGACATGGCGGTGGCGCGCTTCGGTTCCATCGAGGGATTGGCCCTGGTGCAGAAGACGACGCTGGAGTTGGCTAAGTTCTACGCCGAGCAGTTTGAGCTAGACGCTTCCGACCCGGAGGTCATGCTTAACACGACTGCGCTGGCGTTCGCGCGGCACAAGGAGTTCACGCTGTTGCGCGAGATCGAGATTGACCTGTTCGAGCGCGTGACTACCAATCCCGACGGTGCAACCTACGGTCAGGTGCTGTTCAACACGACCAGGACAGGGGCCTATCGGGACGTCTACCGCGAGATCGATCGTTTACACGCGCGTGCGACTGGCTACCTTAAGGAGCTACGCGAGCTTTCGCGCGACGCGCGTTGCCGCTAGAACTCGTTAGCGGAACTGACTCGTTTGATTAAACGGTCGAGATACCAGCGGGCCTTGCGCAGGTCTTGCTCGGGCTTGCCCTTGTGCTGGTAGCGCCAGAGATACTTGATGGTGTTGCCCTTCAAGTAGTCGGCGAAGCCTTCAGGGGACATCGACGCCTCGATAGCGTCGATCGTTTCAATGTCCCCTGAAGTGTAGTGCTGCGGCTTATTGACCTGATCCATCGGCGCGCTCATGCAAGATGGCCATGGTGACGAGGCCCACTTTAATAAGCTCGGGAGTCGTCATGCGCGACAAGATAGCGCCAAGGTCGGGCATACTATCGGGTGGGGTTTGCTCGGCAGGGTTCTCGGAATGGGCAGTATCCTGGCTTTCCTGCTCGTCCGCAGTAGAAGTTGGCGTCTTGGTCATGGCGAATTAGGAACTCCTCTCCTGGGTCAGACCCTTCTAGGGCCATCTCAACGGCAACCCGCACACGGTCACGCTCAGCGGTTAGTGCGGCGGGGGTAATGAAGCGAGGCAGCAACGGCTGCGTCAACGAGTCGCGGTTGATGCCCGCGATGATTGCACCAGTATCGAGCACGCCCAGCGAGTCGGCGTAGACAGCAAGCTGCGCGAGGTAGCCGAAGCCGTCCGGGTCTTCACCCCAGATCGTCTTGCCGTGCTTCTTGAACGAGAAGCCTCCCATGGTCTTGAAGTCTACGAGCATAGACTTGGGTGCGTTGTCAGGCAGGTAGCCGCTGGCCAAGTCCTCGTCGTGGAGCTTGATGAACATGTCAACGTGGCCTTCTTGGTTGAAGCGGTCGTAGTCCGACGGCCACCACTCAGGCATACCGACACTCTTCTCAGTCTCGACAACGAAACCCTTAGGGATGGCCGCCTTGACCGCAGCGTAGCTAAGCTCGTGCAGCAGGTGACCGACCGCGAACGTCGTGCCGATGTTACCCGGCATGTCGCCGCCCTTGATGCCAGACGAGGCGTAGTAGGTCTGGCGAGCGCACGCCAAGAACGACGAAGGACGCACACGCTGCGCTTCGTTGCGCTCCAGCATGGAGTTCTTGATGCTGTCTGCGGCGTCGTCTACGTGCTTGCCGATTAGCACGGGGTCGCTGTTGGCGACATCCATACCGTGCAGCCACACGGCCTTGAGGAAGCGCGACCAGTCTGGGTAAGGCTCAGTCGGCTTGGGAAGTCGTGGCTTCGATGAGGTCATCTGCAATCTCCTTTGGACTCTGTTGAACTTTTACTGCTTTGTCTGAATCAGTAAGAAACACCATCGACCCTGACCCCTTGAAGTCTGGAACGATGGACTTGATGTGCGCTGTGGGGATCATTCGCCCACCACAATCACCGGGAAAGTAGATGAAGCTGACGCCTCCTACATGCACGGCTTCGCTGAACTCTTGTTCTACCATAATGAGGTGGGGGCGTTTAACGCCTGCCCCCAGGGCGGTCCTCTCTCACTCGTCCTAACGAGCGGGCGTAAAGCGGAACTCAGCCCACTCGCCAAAGTCTCCGTCCTCGTGGAAGACGCTCACGCTGACCTTCTCGCCGATGAGATCGCGAGGGGTCTTAGTAAGCGCCACCTTCTTGTCGGGCCACACGGCCTTCATCAACTTGGTGTAAGTCGCCTTCGCGTTGAGCGGGCGCTTGTAGTTGATGAACGTCGAGAGGTCGCCGTCGAAGGTCGGGCAGTCGAAGACCACCAAGAAGCGCGCTTCGACGCCCTTCTCCTTGGCCTTCTCGTGCGGCTCGAAAGCACGCACATCGGTGATGGTGCAGGAAGGGTAAGAACCCTCCGGCGTGAGGGCCTTCTTGCCCTCGTATTCAGCTTCGGTGATCGTCGCGTTCAGCAGTCGATCGGGATCAAAGTTATCGGAACTCATGTGTCGGTTTCCTCTAGTGGCTTCGGGCCACGTTCTAGGTTTCTAAGGACTTCGAGTAAATTAAGACCGTGATCGGCAGCCAAGGGCTTCGCCTTGAGCAGCTTCTCTACGGTCCCAGCAAGGGCTTCCTTATCCCTCGGTGGACGGTCTCCCATCTCCGACAGCACCTCGCGGATGCGTCGGTCGATGAGGTTTACAATGGATTCTTGGTCAGGCATCGCCCCAAGTTTGGCCAAGCGTTGCTTCGGCTAGGAACTTCACAGCGCCGAAGGCGTCAGGATACGCCGAGTTCGCCGCGCCTTCCATAGCCTGCCGTAGCTTTTCCGCCTTGGCCGGGTCGTTGCCCCCGACGATAATCTCGTCGTGAACGGTGAGCAGTGGCTCCAGCCCTGCGTCATGCACAGCGACCAGCGCGTGCCGGATCAACTCCGCCGCTGACCCCTGCACGATGACGGACACGGCGGGCCGCGTCTCCTCGTTCGAGGTGAAGATGCGGGTGCGACCGGCCACGGTCTTGGCCACTCGGAACTCCTCCGCCTCTCGCCACACCCCTTCCATCCAGTCGTTTAGACGGGGGAGGTTGCGCTTGTAGTCGTTAAGGAACCGGGCCGCCGTCCCCTTGTCAGACTTAAGCTCAAACGCCAACCTCTTCGCCCCCATCCCATTGAGGATTCCGAAGTTGACAGCCTTAGCCTTGAACCGAGACTCGGGGGTGACGCTCTCGATCGTCGTCCCCATCATCTTGGCCGCGACTTCGGTGTGTGGACAGCGGCCCTGCTCGAATGCCTCTAGCAGCACGGGCTCATCGGCGAACGCCGCCGCAACCCGTAGCTCCACCTGCGAGAAGTCACAGGTAATCACGCCGTTGTTTTCCGGCGACGTCATGCAGCCACGCAGCGCCTTGCCCAGCGGGCCACGCTTCGGGATCTGCTGTAGGTTAGGCGTGTCGCAAGAGAACCTGCCGGTCCTGGTGCGCGTCGTGTTCGTCCTCGGGTAGAGGATGCCGTCCTGCGTCATCGCCGGGAGCGGCTCGATGAACGCGGACTTCAGCTTGGTAGTCTTGCGATACTGGATGACCGCATCCGCAAGGTCGTCGCCGTCGTCGGCCAGTCGTTGCAGTGCCAGCTTCGAGGTGCTCGGCTTGCCCGTTGCCGTCAGCGGCAGGCGGCGCCCGCAGTCCAGCAGCCACTGCGCTACCTGCATCGGAGAGTCAGGGTTGCCGTCCAAGCCTTCCGACCTAAGCGCAGTTAAACGCTCGTCAATCATGGCCTCAAGCTGCTGCCTCACCTCGTCGAGCTTGTCGTCCAGCAATCGAATGCCTCGCCGCTCCATCTCGTAGACCGCTTGCTCGACACGGTAGTCGAACGATGCAGCGTCCATCTGGAACCGCTTGGCCATCTTGCTCGTGACGACGCAGTCATTGGCGAGATACTCGAACAGTTGCTCCTCGGGAACCTGCCCGATCTTGCCCTGCTTGAGTAGCTCCGGTGTCTGTATGTTATCCCACCCGTTTACACGGGCGATGTGGTCCATGGACCGCTTGCCCCCGGTGTGTCCGAAGTAAGCGGCAGCCATCGTGTCTTGCCAAGGAGCTTGGGGAACCAAGTCCATAGCGTGTAGGTCGAACCGGAGGTTGTGGCCGATGAGGTGTAGTCGCATGAACCACTCCTCCAACCCCCAGTTCGAGTATTCGTCGCCGGAGATGATGAACACATTGGGCGAGCCAAGTGGGCTTAACCCTATCCACCATGCGTAGTGCGGAGCGTCGTGGCCGACAACGTCTAGCCCGTTGGTCTCCGTGTCGAGCACCCACTGCTGATCAGGGTCAGCGGATTCGAGTAGCTCTATAAGTTGATGGCGAGGTAGTCGGTGAATCATAGAACCACCCTCGCATGTAGAATGGGGCAGCGTTCCCCGTCACGCAGGAACAAGCCGCTACGCAGCAGCGCGAGATCCGCCTCGCTCCCAGCCTTACGTCCCGGCTCCACCACCTGAAGCACCGCCACATCTTGCTTGCCCTTAAGGAACAGGATGACGTCGAAGTCGTCGATGTGGTTGACCACCCACCGACCGTCTTCAACAACAGCCTCCACAAGAAGTGGTGACCATGTGACGCCTCGGAGCCACGCATCCTCCATCCACCTCGAACGCTCTTTAGTCAGCGTTCGGTAGTTAAACAGCGACATGTGGTTCACGGAGACATGCACCACGTAGCCCATGCGTCGGTGCAGGCACGGAGCAAAGCAGGCGCGACCGCTTAAACCGTTACGCACTTGTGCTGCTGCGGGTATCGCAGCGTAGCCTGGGTCCACCTTGTCCTTGGGCCGCTGATTAGCCACCCGTTGGTAAGCTCGACGCAGCCACTCGTTAATGTTTCTCATTACAATAACCTCGCTCTTAGTGTTCTAGGCACATGCACCCGCTTACGTCCTCGGGTCAGCATCACGTAAAGTAGGCGCAGTGTCGCCGGGTCTTTCTGCTCCAACCTTTCCATGGCGACACGCGACCACGGCAGCAAGTAAACGTCGTTAGCTTCAGCGCCTTTAGCTGCGTGCCCAGTGGACAACACAAGCTCGTGGTCGGCCTCGGCAACCTTTGGCACCACACCAGTCTGCCGCAGCCCCCACTTAATGAACGCCTTGGCAACGCTGGCTCGGGAGTAGCCCATGACTAGCCCCGTTCTTGGCGCGTGCTCGCAGTCCCACACGTTTAACTTCGTGCCGTGCTCGGCGGCGAACGTGTGCGCCGGACGGTCATACCAAGACTTCAACGCCTTGGCCGCGACTCCCGCAACAGGGTTACCCACTCGGTAGCCCTTGCTCATCACGGTGCGTTGGTCGGCGCGCTCCCATACTGGCGGCAGCTTGGTGCCGGTCATGCCCTTCGGCGTCCCGAACACCGCCTGACCAGGGTCGCCAAACGCCCACACCTCGCCACCTTCATGCACTAGTGCCAGCGCTGCACGTAGCTCGACCCACGACATGTCTTGCGACTCGTCGATCATCAGCATGTCGAACTTCTCCTCGTCTGGCACAGGCGCCCCCACCTCTAGCCACCTAGCCATAGGTAGTAGGAACTTTAGCTGAGCTTCAGCCTTGCTCTCCTCCAGGTTAAACGGCGGATCGCCCCCAGCCCACCCGTGTAAACGACGGGCGGCTTCGTCCAAGCGGTGCGGTGGTTTGGCACTGGGTGCGTCCGCCTTGTATTGTTCTAGCGCGGGATCGAACAGGTGGTGGATCTTGCGCTGCTGGTAGCTGGCCGCGTGACGGGCCACGCCAGTCTTAGTCTTGGCGTAGTCCTTCACGTAAGGCCATGTCAGTGAGTAGACCGTGCCCGACACGATGTTCGGCGCACGTTGTTTAACGATGGCGGCTGCGTCCTTGGTGTAGGTCACTACCGCAATGCGCTTGTCTCTCGCAAACGCAGACGCTTCTTGCACGATGCGTCTCGTCTTGCCCGTCCCAGGCGGGCCGTCAAACGCAGTGAGTCTAATCTTCGGATCGCTGTCGGACGAACAACTCATACTGCGCTCCAATGTATTCTTGTGATGAGATGGGAAGCTGCCCGATAGGACAGCACCAAACTCGGCTCCCGCTACGCATACCCACTAGCGTCTTGTCGAGCAAGTATTGCTTCTTCATCTTGCGCGCCATCGGGATGTCACCAAGCCTAGTTAGCAGCGACTCCTGAATCATCGGCGGCAGCACTAGCGCAGGTGGTGCGCTGTCGAGCGGCCAAACGATGAACGGTGTGATCGCCCCTTGCGGTCGCTTCTCTGTCCACCCCTCAAGGAAGATGAGGTCGCCCGCTGCAATGCGTGCCCACTCATCCAGCAATTCCCAGAAGCGGTCTTCGACAGGCACGCCAAGGTGATCGACGCCCTTCTCAACTTGCATCATAAAGTCCAACGCCTTGCCCCAACCAGGCTGAATAAACAGCGGGCTGCGGGACACGGTGTCCATCGGTGCGCTAGACAAGCGCGTCAACGTCGGCAGCACATGACGCACATCGGTCAGTCCGGCTACCTTGGTGGCCTCGTGTCTCCGCTTGGCCGAACCACCGAACCCAACAAGCGTCTCCTTCATCTTGCCCGCCGAGTCAAACACCTCGACCATCCACGGCGTGTGACCGAACACGCTTTCGCACTCGGCTTTGATGTCCGTGATCGTAGGGTTCTTCTCACGAGCCTGATACTTCTCGCCGTTGCGGCTGCCCGTCGTCCACCCGGAGTTCATCGCCACCCGGAACTCGGTCTGTTTAAATGCTCCAAGCTTGGGCGACAGCTTCTCCCAGGCAACGTTGACCAACTCGGGATCGACCCCCTTGCCGGGGTGTAAACGGCCCAAGACCTGCCCGATGCGGGCGATCACGTTGTTGCGGTTGCCCTCCGGCACCTCGTCAATCATGTCTAGCATCTCCAGCAGGTGCATGGCCTCGGTGGGTTTGCCGCCCACCTCAGTCTGCTTGCCCTGGTTGGGACGCGCCACTAGCCGTGCGGCCAGTGTCTCCGGTGGGTAGGGTAGCTCGTTCGGGTCGAGCTTGCCCATCATCACCTCATACTTAGCCGCCTTGCCGTGCTTGTTGGTGACAAGTGAACCGGGCAGCATGATCAACCGGCAAGACTTAGACGATACGCGCACCTCACCAGCAACCCCGTTACCGAAGTCGATGGTCGCGGGTAGCCGAGACGCGATGACGTCTGGAGGTAGACGAAACCAAACGTGATAGCCGCCCGAAGGCGAGCGCACCACGCAGGTCTTGTCCGGCACCGCGCGGTCGGGAGAAACCTTTGACCACACCTCGTCGAACTCGCTGCCGTAGGTATCCAAGTCTAGGATAAGCAGCGGCACCGGGTCACCGGGTTGCGGGCATAGGGCAGCGCCCGTCCCCTCCTCCTTGCACAAGTAGGCGTGCGCTAGTTCGTGCTCGCCTTCCTTGATGAGTGCGTCCCACTTGCGCCCGTTAAACTGTGTAGGAAACTTCTGTCTGTTCTTGGTCGGGAACACCCAGTATCCCGACTCGGACAACTCAGTCCATCTCACTCTAAATCTCCTGGCGATAGCTCGCCGCTAATGATACGCCACGCCCGAGCGAGGGCCATTCCCCACGCTTCCCCGTGACTGTGTGTGCAATTTTCCCACGCTAGCGCGTGCCCCCACTCGTGAGCAAGTAGGAGCCACGTTGCGTCGGGTTGTTCGTCCACCACCTTGGCGTCTAAACGAATCAGGTAGTGGTCTTTGTGTTGTGAGCAGTCGCCGATGCGGTCAGCGGGCATCCGCTTGACCACCCTTACTCGAACCTTTCGCCCGTCAGTTGGCGTCGCCAGGAGGTTCAGCAGACGCACTACTGAACGAAGGCTTTGCCGATGAGTCATGGCTTGCGAGGTGGTCGATGTAGGTAGCCAACGCCGACCGGACTAGCTGGCTGGCGGGTCGATCTGTGTGGGTGCAAGCCCAGTTTAGACGCTCGTGCTCTGGAGTAGACAGCCTGATCTCCAAACGGTGGTTGCGCTCTACCCTTCCTCGATGGTTGTAGCTCATATATCAGCGACCTTTCGACGTATTCAGACGTCGTAAACCAAGACGCCCAAGACAGTTACAATGAAACAGGCGGAAAACAGCATTCCGCACGCGCCTCATTGTAGCAGACGGGTGCGTTCTTGCGTAGTGAAACTGGTTTTTGCCGTATCCCTACGCAAGGCGCGCCGAACTACCAACTTGCGTCAACCGAATAGGTCGAATGCCCGCTGTAAGGATGACCCGAATCTCACGGGTCTGCGGTTCTACTGGCAACGTCTTCACCACTAAGGTCCGTGCCGCCCCGCACATAACGCAGGCGGGTAGCGTGTGAATGTTAAACGGGCAGACAGCCATGCCCAGGGCACCGCAGTGACGTAGCGGTCTACGGTTGCCGGGTGATGCGGGAGGGGATGTAGGGAAGAAGCGCTCAACGCCTTCCGGTCAAGCAAGGCGGAGCACCTGCATCAGCCAACAACTGTGTTCGTTAGCGGCAAAGATAGCCGACGTATAAACCAGCGCAGAAAATGAGCGCGATGATTAGGTAGGCAACTGCGTAGTGCCCCTGATCGTCGTGGTCAGGCATCGGCGGGAACGGCTTCGGGGAATGAGAACTCACGGGCTTGCTTCAACATCATCTCGATGTCGGCAAGCTCGTCAAGGGCGAGGTAAAGAGACAGGAACTGAATCGAACCCACCTTCAACTCGACCTTGCACTGCTTCTCCCAAAGCGGACCCGACATGCGGGCTAGCTCCATGCGAATCGGCTGGTCACTGTCTTGAGATACGTGCTGACACCAACTGGCGTAGTCTTTCATGTTACTGCTATCAATCTTACCCATTGTAGTCTCCTTGTTCTGGGTCTTCGAACGCAAGCTGCGCCCGCTGCATGGTTGGAAAAGGTCCGACGAACTTGTCGGCGTCTTGTCTACAAAACTCAAAGAACGATTCGGTTCCTCTTAGATACCGATAACGAATGATGCCCTCTGGCCAGAAGAACATCGGCGCATCTAACGAATACCTGCGGTGACCTTTGCGCATCGGTGTGTCGAGGAACGGGTGCTCCTTCGACGACCACCCACCATTAAGCGTTTGCCAGCCGACGGTGCCATCCTTCAGAATGGCCGCCTTCCAGTTAAACTTTTGGCTCACCGAACACCTCCCGATAGAAGTCACGCTCGTCGGGATCGGACGATAGGTTGCCGAGATCCTCGCGTCGCCGCCATCGAGTAGCGGTGTCGAGTGTGTCTCGCGTAGTCTTGTCGTCAACCATGGCACGGAAGACGTCGAACGAGACATCCTTGAACTCGTCCATGACAGTCTCGTAGAGCTTAGACGAGTCGTAGTCACCAACGAGTGTGACGCGGCAGTTAGCCCACGAGCCAACGATGTCGTGTTTAGACACCGGGTCGTCGGACTGCCGCAGCAGATGAGCAAGCGCAGCAAGCACGCCGCTCGCGCTGTTGCACATCTCATAGAACTTGAGACCATCGCCGAAGCGATGCGGGTGAATGAACTCGCGCTTGTCGAGATTAACTGCAATAAAGTATTGGCCCATATCTAGCTGTGAATGTGTCCGTCGGTTTCGATGCCCAGCGTCATGCCCGCCCACTGCATCAGGTAGCAACCCATCAAGCCGTTCCACCAGATGGTGTCTAGCTCTTCGGTCGTAACGCGGTCGCCCTTGTTGGAGCGAACCACCTGCTTGCACCACTCAATGTCCGGGTGCTGGACCTTCTGTTCTGTTGTCATGTGTGCGGCCTCCTTGAACCGCGCTTCTTTGTTGTCTGCGCTTCTGTAACCCTGCTCGATTAACTCGACCAGCCTGCCGAATGGATCTTTCACGACCAGTGAGAGTCATTCATAACTACGAGATCGCCCACGATGTTGCGCCCTACAAGGGCCGAGGCGAGCGCGTTATACGGCTTCTCCTTGAGCAGCCCCTCCTCGTCGCACAAGAACACAGAACCAGACGGTGCGTCGTTGGAAGTGTGAGGCATGATCTGCTCGACATAACCCCCTACTGCTTTTTGCAATTGCAGGAGCGTGAAGGTGCCGTCGTCGTTTTCAGGCTCAGGCATCGGGCGAATCTCTCCGTGAGATGTAAGAACGTAAGGTGCAATCATTATTTACTCCGTCGGGTCCAAGAAGTGAGTGAAGTCCAGCGTCGCTTGCACCACGTAGTGAAGCGTCGCCAGCGGGTGGGTTGTCTTTCGCGCCGCAACTCAAGCTCGTCAGCGATAAGCTCGACGACTGCGTCTTGGTTGCCGTCGAACCAATCGGTTACGTGCTCGCCGATGTGATCGTTGACCGCCGTGCTAACGTAGTCTTCGATGTCGCACTCGGCAGCAAGATCGCCAAGGTCGATGTGCTCTGCAACGTCGCCGATGTCGTAGTCGAGATGCTCGACCAACTCAGCAAAGTCGATGCTCTCCACAATCCGGTCGGTGTCGTAGTCAACAACACGCTGGGTGATTAGCGCTTCGATGGCATTACCAAGCGAACGCGCTACCTCTGAATTATCTACACTAGTCATTGTCGGGAACTCCCTTGCCCTCACAAACGGGGCATGTCTCGTCTTCATCAAAAGGAACAAAGTGGTAAGGCTCAGTCCAGCCATCGCCGTCCTCATACCCAGCCACCTCATACGTCTCGCCACACATGTCGCAGGTAACCTCCTCCGTCATGCGCAGCGGCTTGCTCGGCTTGTAGCCGCGATAGCTCCGCTCGAACTCTGTAAACACGGTTACTCCTGTTTAAATTGACCCACCGCCACAAACCACGCGGCATGCTCGCGGGGGAGCTTGGTCTCTGCAAAGTCAGCAATGAGCGCGCTGAACTCATCGACCGGCACATAGATGGTCGAGTTGGTGATGTTGCGCCCGTCGATTAGGAACTCCAACAGCCCGCTGCTGTCGAACGTCGCACGAACACGCCGCCCACCCAACTCCGAGCAGGGCCACTGCCCGCCTTTGTTCGTAGGCGCCAACCCTCTCGACCACTGCTGTGTGTCGTTAGGACTCAGCCAAATGGTGAACGAATCACCGTTGCTCTCTAGTTTCATTTAGACACCTCCATTTGTGTGCCGCAGCCGCACGTAGGCGGCCCGAGTTCGTCGATCCACTTGCGGGTCATCCGAACGATGCACCCACACCAAGTGCTAGGACACTCGACCTTGACCAGCCGAGAACCAACGCTGCCACGCTTGCGCGGCTTGAGTTCTACGTGCGGGTAGATGCCTAGCTCATTCGATAGCTCGGTGAGCTTGCGTCTAAACATCTCGCCCGGAACAGTCGCAGTCATCTTGCCCTCAAGACCGAGAGCGACAGCGACCTTGCGGAACGGTCCACGGTGCCCGCACTGCGTGCCAACACTGGCGTGAACCAACTCGTGCGCCAACACCGCCAGCACCTCGACCGGGTCAGTCATGGTCGGGACGACGAAGATGTGGGCGCTTTGCTTGTCAGCGGAGACAGCCTTGTCCCAGCACTGACCGATGGCGTTGGCAGCACTTTTGCCCCGGCTGCCTTTCGGGAAGCCCACGCTTACGAGTGGGTCGATGTAGTCTCCGCCGCCCGCAGCGATAATCCACGGGCGCATCTGGGAAGCAGCGGCCTTAAGCCACGCTTCCCGCGTCGTATGTTGCTCCATTGCTATTGAGTGAAGGCGCCGCGAATCGCGTTGTTGACGTCACACGCAAAGAGGCGACCGTAGTGACCCGCGTTGAACTCGCTGGCCTTGACGAACGCAGGCAGCATTAGGCGAAACATGAAGCCGAGCGCTCTAGTCGGCATTGCTAGGCTGAGCGTGTTGCATGCGAACTGGTCGTGCAACTGCTGGCAATACTGCAAGAAGCGCCCAACGCGCTCGGGTTCCCAATCCGCAATGCGGATGTCGTAAGCGTCAGCAACGCGGTCAGCAGGGTGCTCGTTACGAATACCCTTGTCCCACAGTTGAGTCGGGGTGACGCCGTTGTGCCGTAGCAACGCGCCAACAGCACACGACGAGCCAGTGTCGGCAGCGTCGCACGAGGGCGGCTCACCGTCTTTGGAATCAGGCGCCAAGTAGTAGCACTGACTGGCGCTGCTGTCGTAGCCGGTGTTTAGACCGTCGAGGTAATACTTAGCGATAACCTCGACGCAATCACCCGGCGTCATGAAGTGCAGCTTGTTCTTCTCTAGTTCAATCATCGTCTTACTCCTTGTTGTTTAGACGTAACCCCACATACGCAAGCACGACACGACAGTGTTGGAGCCACATGCCTCACAACAACCGTCGCCAGCGTCAGGCTCAACGTATTGCACGTTTAGACACTGCTTGCACACACCCGGAACAATCGAGTCGTATGCGTAGATGTCCATGACCTCGTGTTGATCCAAACCCTCGTGTTCGAGGATGGCTTCTGTGAACGGGCTATCCATTGCACTTGTCCATCACTCGGAAGTGTCGGAGGATCGCGTCGAGTTCGTCGCGTGCCAAGTCCATGTCAGCGATCCGCTTGTCCAACTGCTCCAACTTGTCGATGACGTTCGCACGCTCCGCCACCAGCTTGGTCAGCGACACGATGCGCGTGGTCTCACCTCTCTTGGTGATGTAGTACTCGTCCATATTGTTCTCCAGTTGTTGAATGATTGATCGGTCGCCAGATAGGGCCTGACGACCGCCGATTGTGACATCCGAAAAAAAAATCCGGGTCGGCTAGATGTCGTAGCCCCAACGCCAGTGAAACACTGGGTGGTCCTCGTGGCCGTTGCGCAAGTAGCCGTTAGCTTGCGCGAAGTATCGCCCTGCACCACCGTCGGTGCAGCACAGGTCCAGCTTGAGCACACGAAGCACGTAGTCTTCGGCGCTCTTTAGCGTCCACCCCTGCCCTTTCGGGAATGCGATGGACATATCACCGCTGCCCTCTGCGTCTTCGCGGCACTGGAACTCAGCGCCGACGAGTTGGCATAGACCGTGTAAACGGCTGAGATGGTTACGACGCTCGCACTTGCGCCTGATCGGTCGCAGCACGGAACGTCCCAAGCTCTCGACGAACTCCATTACCTTGGGCTCGTCTTTGTTCGATAGATGCATGTAAGCATCACCGCTAATCAGTGGCCCGCTCATCGAAGCTTGCTCTCGTCGTAGTCCGAGATGAGCCACACGAGCGGCATAAGAAGCAGACCCACAACTATCACGATGTAAGCACCCATTGTTTCACTCCTTGTCCAGCGGATCACGGCTTCGCGCAACAGGATGCGGAAGCTCAAATAAAAAGGGGAACGACACCCCCGCACTAGGCGGGAGTATCGTTCGTCCATGCGTCATCGGACCAGTGCTGCCGCATCACGCTCTCGATGTCGTCCTTGAGCGCCACGAGTCGCGCGAACTTCGCCGGAGTGAGCTTCACGCCCTTCCAGCCGAACACGCCGCCCTTGACCGTCACGTTCGCCCACGGTGCCGTCGTGCCATCCTTGCGGGTAAGCACGCCGGAGTCGTAGACGATCGAGATGCCATCGAGCCGCGCAGCGCGATCGGCTTCCGCCTTCGCGTTCTGTCGCGTCACCTCCAACAGCTTGGCCAAATCGGCCTTGCTCATGGTGGCGAAATCGAGTCCGTCGAGAGATGCGGCAGCGCCGCCCAGCGAATCACTGTTGACCATTTGTAGTCTCCAATAATGTAGTGGCAGCGTTGCCATGGCCGACGACGTAGTGCCATCGGCCACCACATAGGGCCTGGGCGGGGGCCGATGTGACATCGGGAGAAAAGAAAATCCGACCGACTGCCGTAAACCCCCGCCAAGGCTCGAGTTATGGCGGCAGCCGAGAATTTTCTTTCCCTCGATGTCACATCGGGCCGTTCCCAGGCCCCATGGGGTGGACTGCCGGACCCGTTCCGGTAGACTGCTGGCTCACACTTCACCAACAGGAGAACGATATGAAGAACGAACAGCAGCAGTGGTCCACCGTTTACAGCATCGCACAAGCGGCAGCCGCCGCGCACCGGGCGACCGGACAGCAGCGAGGCATCGCACGCCGACAAGGCGCGCTTGCACTGCCGCTGCCGCGATGGGTAGACGAGACCACTGCTCACGATGGCATCGCCAACGCCTACATCCGCTGGAAGGCGGACAACGGCGCTGCGGAGCCGACGACCGACACGACGCGCTGGCTGGCTGGCTGCGCCACACAACAGCAGGCGAGCGCGGCAGCGTCGCCGTCGCTGGCCGTGACTGGCTGCTGGGGCGGTCGGAAGGCGGAGCACGTTCCGCTGGACGAAGCACCGGAGCCGTTCGAGTTCGACGCCACACTAGTCGAGCGCGAGAACGCGGAGGCGATCGACGCATGCATCCTGGAGCTGAACCCCGCGCTGCGAGAGGTCGCCGTCATGCTGCGGCGCGGCGACGACCAGCCGACGATCGCCAAGGCGCTCGAACTGGACGGGCCGACCGTCCGTAAGCGTGTCGAACGCGTGCGCGGCAAGCTGTCGCCGCTGCTCCGCGCGGCTGGCTTCGGCGGGCTGCTGTAAACGGCGGCGCCGGGGGGCGGGCGACCTCCCCCCTTGCGCTTGTCCCCCCGCCCCCTAGCCATTTCTTT